GAAATCCTGGAAAGTTTCAGAATAAAGCGGGCGGCGCTGGCTTACTGCAACAAACTTGCGGCGGCGGCTACGAACGGAAAAACAGGGCAGGAAGTGATCGACCTGGCGCAAAGCGAACTGACAGAAATGATGGGTGGAGGCAGAAAACAAGATAACACGCTGCGCAAATCTATTGTAGAGATTTACGACGCGGTATCGGATGGGAAATCGTCTACAAAGTATATCCCGACCGGCCTGCCGTATCTAGACGACCTGCTTGGTGGATGGGCGCAAGATAAACTCTATTATATTTCTGGACGCCCTGGGCAAGGGAAAAGCGCGGCGCTGATACAATCTGCCCTTAGCGCCGCGCTAGATAGCGGGCAAAAGGTTGGCTTCTTTTCGTGCGAGATGAATGTAAACGAAATTACGACGCGGTTACTTTCGCAAGTTGCAAGAATCGACAGCAAGAAAATAGAGCGGGCAAAATTAGAACAGGAAGATTGGCCAGCGTTTACAAGCGCAATTGAAAGGCTTCAGTCAATTCAGGATTTATTAAATCTCTACCACGCTCCCGGATTGACTATTGCGACATTGCGCCGGGCGATGGAGCGTGAACGATTCGACATTGTATTTGTTGACTATATCGGGCTGATGTGGGGCCAGGGACATTCCGAAAATAAGATAGCGGAATTGACGTACCTTTCAAATAATCTAAAAATCCTGTCAGGTGTTTATCACTGCCCGGTTATTGCGGCCTCCCAGATGAGCAGGGATTTCGAGAAGCGGGGCGGGCGGCCCCGCTTGTCTGACCTGAGAGACAGCGGAAGCCTTGAACAGGACGGCGACGTCGTGATGTTTGTTTACGCAAAGGACAATGACGCCGACAAGGATAAAAAAGAATTGCAACCAGTCACCGTGTTCGATGTGGCAAAACAGCGCGGCGGCCACGTCGAGGACAGGCTGGTTGTGTTTGATAAACAACTCGTATCGTTCCGCGCAAAATAACCACATCCGGCGGAGCCACTGGCACGCCGGGAAAGAATAGGAGAATGCGAAGATGTATACAGTAAAATGGCAATTCGAGAATGAGCCCTGTGAGCGCGAATACGAAACTATTGCGCAAGCAGAGGCGGGCGTAATCAACAACGGAATGGCGTATTATCTCTACGCTATTTACGACGCCGAAGAGAATGTGGTGGAGATTATTCACAACGGGATTATTTTCGCGCAAAAAGATTCCGAACTACAGGCCGACAACGCCGCAATGCGGGCGGCGCTAGAGAAGTACGCAAATACAGATAACTGGTCAATCACGGACGACGAGCGCCGCGATTGGTGGATGGAAACCGAACACGGCTACGCCATCGCAGCCGAAGTCCTGGCGCGGCTGGGCGGTGCGAAATGACAACGCAAATAACACTAAATGACGATGGATATTCAATCAAGGGATGCTCGTATATCTACGCCCCGAAAGGGCAGGCGGGTGAGTACGCCAGATTAGCTGCAAATCCTTACCGGGGATGTGGGCATAAATGCGCTTATTGCTACGTTCCGCAAGTTCTGAAAATGCCGCGCTCTGAGTTTGACGCCGGGGCGGTATTACGCCCGGACTTCCTGAAACATCTCGAAAAAGACGCCGCGAAATATCAGGCGGCTGGTATCCACGAAAATGTACTTTTGAGTTTCACGACTGACCCGTATCACCCCGGCGACACATCCGCCACGCGGGAGACAATCAAGATTTTGCAGGCCGCTGGCTTGCGTGTCGCGACCCTAACGAAGGGCGGCTGGCGGGCTACGCGGGATTTGGATTTATTTCGCCCTGGCCTTGACCACTTCGCCAGCACCCTGACCAGCACCAGCCCGGCTTTTAGCGCAAAGTGGGAACGCGGAGCGGCTGACCCGGTAGACAGAATGGGGACGTTGTATCATTTTCATCGGGCCGGAATATTTACATGGGTGAGCCTGGAACCTGTTTTGTCGGTTTCCGAAACCTTGCGCGTCATCGAAGCCACGCAGGATTATGTAAATTTCTATAAAGTCGGAAAGGCGAACTATATCACCCTGCCGGAGCCGATAGACTGGCGGGCGTTTACTTTTCGCGTGACAAACATGCTTAACGACCTGGGAAAGGCGCATTACGTCAAAAAGGATTTACAGCCATACCTGCCAGATGGGTACAAAAATACGCGGCTAGAAAACTACACGCTTGACTCCGCGCCCGCGCCTGTGCTAAAATAGTGGCACATTCTCCAATGTGATGTGGTTTACTGGTACGCGCCGCGAATCCCCCCGCCCCCTGACGGGGGGATTTCGTTTTAATCTAACCCTTGACGAGTATACACATGGGTGATATTATTGGGCTATCAAGCAAACAGGAGAATATAAAATGAAAATTAGCCAGGAAGTACGCGAGATCGAAAAGCATATAAATGCATTGTCAGGCGACAAGAACGAGCAAATCGCAATCATCAGCAAAGCGCAAGGGATGGTATCCGGGCACTTCAACGCAGACCAACACGTCCTCGCGGCGATGATTATCGCAAAAAACCGTATTATCCGCCAGATGAAGGCGACGAAATGACCACCGACAAATCCCCCGCCCCGAACAGCCGCGCCCGCGCCGAAGAAATCGCGGCGGCTACACAGGATGTAATCGCGGAATTAAAAATCTCCCGGCGTCAAGTTCCGTTTCGCAGTCAGGAAATCCGCCGTGCTGTTATCGCCCGCACCGGATGCGCCAGGGACACCGCCCGCAACGCCTTGCACCGCTGGATGGCCGGGCAGAAAGTCGGCGCGGGATGGGGCGGACTGCGTATCAATATTGCGTCAGTTTGCCCGCATTGTGGGAGGGATTATCTTATCAACGAAACCATTGTTGACGGCGAGTTGCGCTGTTCGTGCAGACTGCCAGGACAGCCTAAACCGCCACAAAACGGCACATTCTAGGCGATTTGATGAGCGGGTGCGCAGTGTATGACCCGTGAAGTGAAAACAGGCTAAAACAGGAGAATGAAAAAATGGAAACGATCGAAAGTAAGATTACTAAAATTCTGGTAAGCAAAGGATTATTTCCCGAACAGGCCGCGCAGGTGATGGAACTCGTAAAGGCCGCGCCTGAAAACGAATCTATGCAAGGGAGATGGAGCGACGCGCCGGAAGGGTATCCTGATTTTATGATGGGCGCGCTTGTGGTTTCTGTAAATTCCTACGCACTCGAATGGATTGACGCGAACAAGCCGCGAGCGTGGTTCAGGCCAATGTTTGCGCAATAATCCCCCGCGACGTATAACACACCGCGCTGGCGTCTTATACGGCAAGTCGTTGTATAAAACATAGTTGGGCGCTTCGTAAAGGAGTAACTTATGCCAAATCTTGTTGAATTTGCTAGAAAAGATGGTTTTCCGAACAGGATATATCGCGCATACTTGCATACCAAGCTGTTTATTCTTGGGTGGCTCGGTTTCAAAACCGCTACGTGGTTCTCCAAAGATAAAAATATTTTGAGCTGCGATATTGTGAGCAGAGAAACTTTTGATTTCTTTTCCGCGCCCAACATCGCGTCCACGCCGACTGGTGGGTCGGCTCCAGTTTCCGGGCAGTTATCTACGCCCGAAGATATCCCGTCGAATCAGCCGGTCAGCGTCCCGCCCACCAGCGGGTAACGCCAGCCGTTGGGCGGCTCTCGCTCAACGCAATATCTAAAGGAGTTAGTCATGGAAGGTCGTCAGTTGTTGCAATATCTTATTGATACGTCGGATGCGTTGCTTGCTAAAAAGCAAGAGGCAACAGAATATCTCGCCAAAATTGAAGCCGCCGCCCAACACCACGCGCACCTGACGTGGCTAGAGTCTCACCCTTGCAATTGTACTGATGATGATAACTTCTGCCGCTTGCCGAGTTGTCCCCGCTGCTAACCGCTAGCCCGCAACATCCCCGCAATAAATCCCGCTTGTATCCTGAGCGGGATTTGGCGTATAATGTAGACACGTCACCGCAGCGAGGGCGTCCCGCTAAACAAGGCGTATTGCGCGGCGCGGACAGCGCGAGAACGTGACAGTAGCGCCCGGCGACTGGTTCTCCATAAATTAGACTGAGGGCGCACGGCAGCGCACAGATGAGCGACCTGGCCGGTGACGTACAGAAATTATTGCGCGGTAGAGTAATGGCAACTCGCAGGCCCCATAAGCCTGTTTTCCGGGTTCGACTCCCGGCTGCGCAATTTGGCGGCGCGATATGGCCGGAACTAGCCAACCCGGAAGCACATTGTAAATACCAGTTTGACCGGTCGGTGTGCGTTAAAAATTTACCCTATGCGCCACACAAAAAAAAGACGGGCGGCGGCGACCCCTACGACAGTAAAAGTCTGCAACAGCCCGCCCGTCAGAAATTATTTTCGATAGGAGTTTATCGCATGGACAAATGGATTATTGACCTCGCTGCAAAGTTAATCACCGCCGCCCTTCGCCGGGCAATCCTTGACCCGGACAAACGCGCCGCCGTTTTGAGCGCGGCGCGCCAGATGGTGTCAGATGTATCGATGCTAATCGCGCAAGTGGAAACCTTACGCGCCTCTGATTTGAAATAATACTCTCCTCCCTGGGTTGCCCCGCCTGTCCTCCGCAGGCGGGGCATAAACTTTATGACAATTGAAACTGCTCTTGCAATTGGTGAAAAAATAATCAGCGGCCTGTTCGTTGTGTTCGTTTCATACCGCCTGTGGGATATTGGATACCAAAAGTCCGTAACCAGAAAGGCGGCGGGAGACGCGAGCAATATAGAAGTCGACACCCAGAAAAAAGGCGCTGAGGTGATGCACATTCTGACCGAGACAGTGGCGGAGGGGGCGGATAATCTTATAAAAGCGTATCAAGAAAAAGAACAAATCAGGGAATTATCGAAAAAGAAAGATGCGCAAATTGCGCAAAATCAAGCAGACATCTCGACGTTAAATAGCCGATTCGCAAAATACGAAGGCGAAGTCGCTACGAAGTTCTCCGCTATGGACAAAGTTATAGAGGGTTTGCATAAAGACAAGGATTTTCTAGAGCGGGAACGCAAGGCCGAGGCAGATGAGCGCAAGAAATTGCGCAAAGAGTTTGACGATTACAAGATAGCGGCGGAAGAAAAAGCGCGTGAGGCGGCGGAAAAGTTCGGAGAGTATAAATTAGCCGCAGAGACCGAGATTAAAAAAATCAAATACGAGTTCGACCAATACGTAATAAAGACAGAAGAAAAGATGAAACAACTTTACGCAGAAAACAGGGAACTAAAAACGCGGCTCGGAATGCCTCCGACCGTGCTTTGGACGGCGCACGATGCTTGACATTATCTTCCTGCCATTATTCGGCTTGCTTTTGCACCAAACAAAACGTATCAGCGATCACGCCCCGCGTGGATGGACTTACATCGTAAATTACTGCATTGGCGTAGTTGGTATCCTGGCTGTTTTTCCGCACGCCGTAAGAAAGTTCGGCGCAAGCGTTGACGAAGCCCGCCGCGCTGTTATCGCCCTGGCAATTGTAGCGATGGGGATCGGTTCTGGCGTTTTGGGCGGCTGGATAGTCGATACCCTGTTCGCCGCTTGGAGAAAAAAGAAATGAAAGACGAACTCGCCGAGACAAAGCCGCTTTTCAACGTCAAGCAATACCGCCGCCCGCCCGTAAAACAGACTTATCCAAAAGTCACGCTGGTACTTTCTTGCGGCTGTAGCGCAAGGGCCATTTACGATATGTATAAAATCGGCGCGTTCGTCATCTGCCCGAACTGTCACCAATCGGCGCGGATCGACAACATTCTGCGGGGCGAGGTGATGGCGTAAATGGAACCGCAAGCAATCTACACCGCAACCCGCCCGCCGAAGAAAGATGACCCGTTTGAAATGCGTTTATTCGGGCTGGCTATGGAAATTCACCAATATAGAAGCGCGATTGCGCTGCAACGCAGTAGCCTGGAACGGCTTGAAACGAAATGCGCCGGCTTGACCGCAGAATTTGACCGCCTGACCGGCGCAAAGCGAGAAAGCAATGCCGATAGCAAAAGCGGGTAAACGCCAGCGCAATTTTGATAAACTCGCTCCGTTCCAATCCGTATCCGAAAACGGGTGCGCCCGCTGTGATGCGCTGAAATACTGCAAAAGCGTCGTGATGAAGACGGCGTTCAATTCCAAGAAAATCTACCCGCTGAAATGCGAGGCGGGGCAGGTGTATGAACCGAATAGAGAGGCAGAAACAGCATGACAGAGACAGCGAATAATCATCAGTTTTCTTACGTCACCATCCGAACCTGTAAAATCCGCAGGCCTCCCCGCCCAGACTGGAAGGCGCAAAACATCCTGCCATCCGTGAAAACGTGGCCGGAAGATGGCTCGATTTTGGAAGGCCTGACGGTGTATTCCGATAATGCGCAAATCCCCGGCGCAGATGGCTATATGTGGGTTGACACTGAGTTTGGTTGGATACGCACGGACGGCCTGAAATTGTACGCGCAGAAAGTGCCGACGCCCGCGCCCCAGCCCATCCCGGATACTCCCGGTGAATTGGCCGCGATTGCCGCCCGGCTGCGGGATTTGAATAACGCGCTGGAATTGCTTGTCATTGCGCTGGAGCGGATGGCGAAATGAGCAAAAAAGTAATAAAAAAAGAATGCGCCTGCTGCGGGAACCTTGCTACGCACAGAATCGAGGGAGTAACCAACGACGATGACGCCGTATACGAACTCGTTTGCCCGGTGTGTTATGAAAAAATAGGAGATATGTCGGAAAATGAAGATTACGAAGGAATTGAAAAAATGACCGGGCTGAGTTGCGTAGAGAGAATGGGGTTGGCGAAATGATAAACTACGCAGACCTGACAAACTTCGACTACACGGGCACGCAGGATTTTACCGGAACGAACCCGGATGCCAGTTTGGTTTCTCGCGCCTGTCGGCCAAGTCGTGGAAGCGAGCGGGTAACTCGCATTCATTTCGATTATGGCCCGTCATGGAAGATTATAGCCCCTAAACCAAAGGGAGAGCGGTTTTACAACCTGCGATACATAAGGCACGGAAAGAAATGAAGCCCTTTGAAAACAACCCCCGCAAAATCAGCAAGGCGCAAGCCGCCCGGCTGAAAAATACAAGGAAACTTTTATAAATGTCCCTGTCGAATAAGCAGAGAGTTTTTGTTGATGAATATTTGAAATGCTGGAACGCTGCCGAGGCTGCCCGGCGCGCTGGTTATTCTGAGAAAACAGCGCGGGAAATAGGTAGAGAAAACCTTGCAAAACCTTACATAAAGTCTGAAATAGATAACCGTCTATCTGAAATTCACATGAGCGCAGATGAGGCTTTGTCTGTTCTGGAATCGCACGCACGCGGGGATATGGCAGAACTGATGGATATTTCGTCAGTGGGATTTAATTTGGATTTACAAGATGCGAAAGAAAAAGGACTAACCCGTCTGATAAAAAAGGTCAAGCAAAAGACAACAACATTCTTGGCGAAAAGTGAAAGCGGGGAAGATAGAGAAGTCACGGAATTGGAAGTCGAATTGTACGACGCACAAGCCGCCGCAAAGATGATTTTACAGATGCAAGGGAAGTTTACGGATAAGATAGAAGTTAGTGGCGCGATAGAGACTAAGGTGATAGATGATACCCGATTTGACCGAGCAATATCTACTCTCGCTGATGCGCTCCGAAAAAGCGTACCTGGAGAGAGTGACAAATCGAACGGCTAAGTGGGTTCCGCAGTCAACGCCGCAATGGTTGGCGCTGCTTTCACGCGCCGATGAAGTATTCTACGGCGGAGCGGCGGGCGGGGGAAAAACTGACCTTGCGCTCGGAATGGCAACGGAGTTACATCAAAAATCTGCAATCTTTCGCCGCGTTTATCCAAACCTGAAAGCCGTCATCACTCGCAGCGAAGAAATTATTGGAAAGGACGCGCAAGAGAATAAATCAGAGCATACTTGGACATGGGCCGATGGGCGAATTCTTGAATTTGGTGCGGTGCAATACGAGGGCGGGAAAACAGATTGGCAAGGCAGGCCGCACGACCTGTACGCATTCGACGAAATCACAGAATTTACGCAATCACAATATGAATTCATTTGCGGATGGAATCGCACCACCGACCCCGGCCAAAGATGCAGAATTTTAGCGACTGGCAACCCGCCAACGGATGACGCCGGAAACTGGATACTATCGCGCTGGGGGGCTTGGCTTGACGACAAACACCCGCACCCCGCAAAGCCTGGTGAATTGCGCTGGTACGCAACCATTGATGGCGACGAAAAAGAGTTTCCAACGGGTGACGCGATTGAAAACAAAGGTGAAACGATTTACCCGCGTTCTAGAACTTTCATCCCGGCGCGGCTGGATGATAATCCGTTTCTATCGGCTGATAATCGTTATCGCGCCATGCTGCAATCCCTCCCCGAACCGCTCCGCTCGCAACTTTTACACGGCGACTTTCACGCTTCCGCGCAGGCCGACCCCTGGCAAGTCATCCCTACCGAATGGGTGAGGGCAGCGCAGCGCAGATGGCTGGAACGCGAAAATCCAAACACGCCCATGACTTCGGCGGGGCTTGACCCGGCGCGGGGCGGGCGGGATAATATGAGTTTGGCGCGGCGGTATGACAATTATTTTGATGAAATTATATTCTGGCCTGGCGCGATTGTGCCGGACGGCCCCACCGCCGCCGAATTAGCCAGGCAGTCGCTCGGAGATATTCAGCCCGGTTATATCAATGTTGACATTGGCGGGATTGGTTCGTCGGCTTATGACAGTCTGGTAACGAAGTATAATAGTGTCAATGCAATCAACGCCGCTGGTGGTTCTGAGTACAGGGACAAAAGCAGAAAACTAAAGATGCGCAATACCCGCGCCGAATACTACTGGCGGATGCGTGACGCGCTTGACCCGAACGGCGGGGATAATATCGCCCTCCCGCCTGGCAATGAAATCGTCGCCGACTTATGCTCTGCCCGCTATAGCGTCTCTACCGCCGGGGTGCTAGTTGAAAGCAAGGACGAAATAAAGAAGCGGCTGGGACGCAGCCCGGACAAGGGAGAAAGTATTCTACTGGCGAACCACGCCGCGAAAAGCGGCGGGCGGCCCGGCTTTGGAGATGACCCGTTTGGAGATTACCGATGAACATATGGAGCAGGCTTATGTATGCAACTAACTATTTTATCCGAGCGTTTCAAGAAAGCGCGGTAACATCGTCTCTCCAGAACAGCGACGAGTTTGACGAGTATTCGTCCCGGCTGCTGCGCTACGCCATGTACGCGGCATCATACGAAAACACATCCTACAGAAATATACACACCTGGGCGCAAGGTGTCAGGCAGAAATACGGCCTGGGGAAATATATCGCCGATGTTTACAATCCGACTGCGCAGTTGGTTGATTTTCACACATCGACTATCTGGCGCGGCAACCTTGCGCCGGGCTTGATTGGCGGCGCGATTCCACTGGTTGTGTCTGGCAAGTCCGATGAAGAGCGCGTAAGGTACGCGGCGTCCGAACTCTTGCGCGTCTCAAATTTCGAGATTGCAAAAAACATTGCCGTGATGTGGGGGTGCAACCTGGGCGACGTTGGCCTGCGCGTGGTGGATGACAAAGAGCGCGGGCAGGTGCGGATTGAAGTTATTGACCCGTCAGAGATTGAAGACATCCGCGTCGACAACGGGATTATCAAGGGCTATGTGCTGACCCGCGTGGCAGAAGCGGATGGCAGCGAAGTCCAACGGCGTTATACCGAAACTTGCGAACGGGGCGACAATGACGATGTGATATTCCGCACCTACATCGACGGAAATCCCGCCGCGTTTCCTGGGGCTGAGTATCAGGAATGGGTGGAAACTTACGGCTTTGTTCCGTTCGCAACCATCCAACACCGCAACGTTGGCGGGCTGTGGGGCTGGGCAGAAGCGCACCCGATACGCCCAAAAATCATGACGATGGATGACCAGGCCACCCTGCTAAACGACTGGATTCGCCGGGCGACTTCCAGCGTCGGCCTTATCTCTGGCATGGATGCGCCGACATCCGGGAAGATTACGACAACGACCAGCGCGGCAACGGCGGACAATCCACAGCCTGGGCGCGAAGAAAATAAATTCTTGTGGGGCGGCAAAGATAGCACCGTGGAATACATCCCGCTTGTGGCTCCGCTGGATATTGCCGCCGTGACCGCAAATATTCAGAATATCATGGCGTCGATTGAAAGTGATATGCCCGAACTGCGTAAATCCATTTGGGACATCAGCGGAGACGCTTCCGGCGTAGCATTGGCAACCGCCCGCGAACCCGTCGAAGCCAAGATTACAAATCGCCGCACGAATTACGATAACCCGCTTGTCCATTGTATGCAGATGGGAATTGCAATCGGCGGGATGCGTGGGTATCCTGGCCATGATGGTTTCGATCTGCAATCCTACGAGCGCGGGCAATTGGACATGTCCATTGCGCCGCGTCCAGTTTTCCCGGAACAGCGATACGAGACGCGAAACGCGAAAACGTCATTCTGGCAAACCTGGGCGGCGGTTGCGAACAGCGGAGTTGCGTTCGATGTTTACGCCCGCGATTATGGATGGAGTGACGAACAAATCGCGGCGTATCTGAAAAGCCAGCAAGATAGCTACATTCCGGTGGAGGGACTATAGATGGCCGCGAAACGTCGCCCGCTTGGTCGCCCGCTTCCGCCAGTCAAAGACACCGATGACCTTACCCCGCAGGCCGCGCAGATTGACCGCGCCGTTGCGTTGTGGGATAGTATCGTCCCTGAAAAGTGGCGCGGGATGCTTGACGCGAAGCCGATGGGCTGGATTGGCAAGCCGAAGCCGCGTTTTTATTTTGATGACGTGCGCGGCGTAATGATACGCGCCAGCAATGGGCAAGTTGTCACGGCGAAGGAAAAGCGGGCGGCATACCTGGCTTTTCAGGCAGGGATAAAATGAACTGCGAATACTGTAATGCTCCAAGAAAATCTCACGCCGCTGGAAAGTGCCACAAGTGCGGCGCACCCTTACGGATGGTTTACGGCCTGCTGCGCGGCGCTCCTATCTACGCCGAAACCGTAGATACCGCAAGAAACGACCCGGCGTATGTTGCATTTCAAGATAGCGCGATACTCAAATTTATGGCAGGGATAAAATGAAAATAAATAAGACATTCGAGATTGTAATGCGAACAGATGAGGCGCAAAAGTGCCTGGATATGTTTCGGGATAAGGTTATCCCGCAGCCAGCCATCGACGCCGGATTTGTTTTTTTGTCGGCAACGTGTTCGGTATCGGACGGCGACGCAAGATACACAGTAGAGGTCACGAAGGATGTCTAGCATGTCCGCCCTATCTGACCAACTCAAAAGCGGCGCGATTGGCCTGTCAGAATGGCAGTCGGGGATGAAGGATTTAATCCTTGACGAACTGACAAACGCCATGATACTGGCTAAGAACGGGCGGGATAATATCACGCAGGCCGATTGGGGCTTTGTTGGAAGTCAGGCGAAAAAGCAGTATCAGTATCTGGACAAATTCGCCGCCGAAATAGCCGCCAATCCTACGGCGTGGCTGACTGGCAACCGGTTACAGGCGCGGGTGAGTTTGTATCAGCAACTTGGATACGCCGCGTTGGAGGAAGATGTCCAACGCGAAAAGGTCAAGGCCGGATTTACGGAAGAAATAAACGTGCTTGACCCCGGAGCGGAGCATTGCACCACGCACGGCGACAGACCGGGATGCAAAGAGATTACCGACAAGGGTTGGCAGCCTATCGGAACACTTCCGAAGGTTGGCGAAAGAGCGTGCTACACAAATGATCGCTGTTCCATCAGGTATCGCAAGCCTGACCCAGAAAACCCTGCCAAGTGGATTTATGGAGAGGATGACAAATGAAACTTAAAAAAGAAGTAGATGACATGCTTGACGATTTGATTATGACAACCTACGTATCCGGCTTGCTAAAGAACGATACGCGAGAATATAGCGCCATGCAAAAGGCGCAGGATAGTTTTCAGAAATTGAAATCTTTCCTCGAAAACTGCAAGGGCGATATTTACGAAAAGGCCGACAAATGACAACAGAAACTTGGAACGGCCCAAAAGAAGAAGGCTGGTACTGGTTGGACGATAAAACTATGCCGCAAGAACAGCCATTTATCGTCCGTGTCCAGCCACATAAGAAATATGGCTTTGTTTGTTTGGCGGCTGGATATAGTGGATTCTTGTATCCCGCCGATGACGCAAAATGGGAGCGAATACCGGACAAGGATGACAAATGACCGACCGCGAATTTTGGACGATGATTAGAACCGCGCTTCTCATGGTCGTTTCGGCCATTGAAAAGAAATACATGATTGGAAAGCACGACCCGCTCAGGCGCGTTGAAATCGGCGCGTCGGATAGTATGACGGGTTGACATTTGTGCTATAATGTATTTACGTGCGGGCGAAATGTAAAACATCCGCCCCCATAAGCAAGAGTTTATCCAAAACGCTTGGTTTGCCGAAAGGCTGACCAGGCGTTTTTTTTGTTATCCGGGCGAGATGCCCGAAAGGAAAAATCCGAGATGGATACCCAGCAACAAGTTACCGAGACGGTAGAAACCCCCGGCGCGAAGCCGGAAATCAAGGCCGCGGAAACCCCCGAGCAATTGCTTGCCCGCATTATCGACCTAGAGCGGCACGCAAAAAACAAAGAGGATGAGGCGGAACGCAATCGAAAAAAAGTGGAGAAACTCGAAGCGGCAGAGAAGACCCGCGCCGATGAGCAGTTGACAAAAGAACAGCGGCTGGAAAAGGAACTTTTAGAAGCCCGCGCCCAAGTCGAGACGACCCGCGCCGAAGCCGCCGCCAAACTGCTGAAATCCGCTGTGCTTTTGAAAGCGTCTGAAATGGGATTTGAACATCCCGCCGACGCGTACGCATTGGCTGGGCTTGACCCCGCCACCGAATACACGGACGCGCAAATTGAAGCCGCGCTCAAAACGCTGACAGGGCGTCTCCCTGTCAAGGCGCAAGGGGCTGGGGTTGGCTCTGCCAAGTTCCCCGGCAAGTCCGGCGTCAAAATCCAAAGCACACAAAAGGCAACGAGGAAGTTTACCCCGTTCCTGTAAGGACAAAATCCTATGGCTCTTATTACTCGCAGCACCACCGCAAGTCTTGACGCGAATCAAGCCGAACAAGTGTCCGTCGGACTTCTGGCGGGCGAGGCTCTCGACCTGGTCGCGCCGTGCTATATCAAATCGTCTGACGGCATGGTCTATATGTCAAACGCTACTGCCGCCAACGAAGCCGCCGAGGTTGTCGGCTTCACGCCAAAAGCCGTCGCAATCGGGCAGCCCGTCACCCTGTTTGGACCCGGAACCCGCTTCTCCTACTACTCCAGCGGCCTGACCCCCGGTAACATCCTATATTTGGGCGCAACCGCCGGACGTCTTGATGACGGCGCAACCGTCGGCGATGCCTTCGGATATGCCCGCGTTGAAAGTGCGACTGATATTGTCATCATTCGCACTCTGCCCGTTCTGGTATCCGCCACCATTGGCGCTGGTACGATTACCGTCACTGAATTGGCGAATGATGCCGTCGAAACCGCCAAAATCAAAAACGTCAACGTCACCGAGGCGAAACTTGCGGTCGGCGCGGCTGGCGCTGGCCTGACCGGGCTGGTTACGAAGTTCATCGCCGCTGGTAATGTTGTCGGCGGTATCCCGGTGATGCACTGGATTCACGTCACCGCCGGGGCAAATGGCAATACCGATATCACCCTGACTCACAAAACAAAAGTTGTGTACGCGGTGTTCCTGCCCTCGACCACCGTTGCGGCAGCCACTTACCAACTCAAGAATGTGGCCGACGCCATCACCGACGCGGTCGCCGTTCCCACCGCCGGTACGCTCGGTGTCCCGCTGACCTGGGATGCCACGAAAACAGACATTGCCGCCGGTACTGTGCTGCGCGTGACCGGCGCGGGCGGCGTGACGATGCCCGCCGGTGATGTTTACGTTCTCGGCTTCCGCGTGGCATAAGGATAAAACGACATGACCACAAATACTGGCACTCTCGATATTACCGATCTCCAGGCCGCCCGGCTTATCTCCGCCGCTGACTATGGCCTGGATACCATCCAGCAAGTTTTACAAGCCGACCTCGCCGGGCATAATGAGCGCGTCAACATGATGCTCTCGGAAATGTGCGAATTGACCGCTGACCGCCAACGCATCTACGGCACGTCCGTATCTGGCGCGATGGTCGAGGTTGACGAGTACGGCAAAGCCCCCACGCAGAAAAACGTGGCCGGTTCCGCTGTTGGCTTCCCGCTCCGCAAGTTCCAGTTCAATCTGGGTTGGACTGCGGAATGGTTCAAACGCCACACGCCCGCCGACATGGCCGCCGCTGTTATCGCGGCTGAGACCGCGCACCAGATGGAGATTGTCCGCCAAATCAAAAAGGCTGCTTTCTCCAATGTCAACTACACCTTCCCTGACTTCCTGGTTGACAACGTTCCGCTGTACGTGAAACGCTTCGTCAATGCCGATAGCGCGAGCATCCCGAACGGCCCGAACGGCGAAACGTATGACGGCGCAACCCATGACCATTACAACGCCAACGCCACCTTGACGGCGGCGGCCATGCTCGCCAACATTAACGATGTGATTGAGCATGGTTTTGGCGGAGCGGTCAAAGTCGCCATCAGCACCACCAATGAGGCGGCTGTCCGTGCTTTGTCAGGCTTCAATGCCTATGTTGACCCCCGCATTATTTACCGCGTGACTGATACCCCAGGCGAAACTCTGGACATTTCCCGCCTGGATAATCGCGCCATTGGCATTTTCGGCGGCGCGGAAGTCTGGGTAAAATCCTGGGCTATCGCCGGGTATCAGTTCGCCTGGGACGCGGCTAGCCCGCAGAAGCCCTTCGTGTTCCGACAGGACGGCGCGGGCGGATTGCAAGGCTTGCGCATTGCGGCCACGCTGGACGATTACCCCCTGTACTCTCAATTCATGGAAAGCGAGTTTGGCGTGGGTGTTTGGACGCGCACGAACGGCGCAATTCTTGATCACGGCAACGGTGCTTATACCGTGCCGACTATCGCCTAAGTTTCAAGATAATCCCCCCGGTTTTCGCCGGGGGGATTGGAATATCTCATGACAGTAGCGGCGAACTCATACGGCACGGCAGCGGGCGTAGCGGCATACACCCGCGTTTACACGGACGCGGGCGAATATAAAACGACCACCAATCCAACGCTGGCGAATGTCGAGGCCTGGGTCAACCAAGTGTCGGCTATCGCCAATTCTGCGCTTTCCGCTGCTGGATTTATCGTTCCCGTTTCGCAGTCCGATTGTGTTTTGATGCTCGTCGGACTGGTCGAGCAATCATGCGCCGACCTGTGCCACGCCGCCCGCTCATCTGGCAGGTTCTTTTCCGAGCGTGCGCTAAACTCAAACTTATCTGCGATGGGGCAACTACGAAAAGAGATTTTCGATTGGGTGCAAGCCAACGCCAAAGGCATGGAAGATTTAGGCGCGGGGCGCGATACGACGGGCGGAGTATCGAACTGGCAGGCAGGCGTTATCGCGCTGGACTTCGCCGACCACAATGAAACGGTGTATTAATGGCCTATCTCGATTGCCAGACCGCGCTAAAAAGCAAACTGATAACCGTCACCGGCTTATCATCCACCACTGTCACCCTGGCCGATTACAGCGTGTTGGATGCTGGCGTTTCTCATTGCGCCGTTATCCTGCCCGCTTCTTTTTCGGCAACGGAAAAGCGGGCGGGAACATATCAGCGCATTTGGGACATCCTGATAGACCTGTACCACGTTTACACAACCGAAGTGGATTCATTCTCAGGCTTTGAAGCCCTACGCGCCGCCGTTATTCTCGCCATTGACAACGACCCAAATCTTGGTGGTGTGGCCGGGGTAGATGACACCATCCTGCAATCGGACGGCGATATTTCTACCGTGATGCATGTCGGAAGTCCGAACAGCGGCCCGGTTTTCTTGACGCAGCGTTTACGCGCTTCTGTTTACCAGGACTTGCTCGCCCAATGAAACTATCGGTCACGACCAACGCGGAATTAGTCAGGCAGGGATTGGAAAATCTCTCGCTAGAGATTCCGAAGATTGGGCGTAATCAAATTTGGAAGGCGATGCAATCTGTCCTGAAAAAGCGCAAAGTCTACCCGCCGAAACGCAGAAATCAAAAGTATGTCAGGACGGGCAGGTTAGGCAAGGGCTGGTCGATTGGAAAAGCGGACGGCGCAAAAGACGGTTACAGAATATCCAACGAAGTCCCTTATACGAAATATGTTGCGGGTGATGCTTACGGCGGTTCGCAGGCGTGGATGCACATCAGCACCGACCAGGGGAAGCGTTGGGACTTGACCCGCGATTTAGTCGAAGATGAAATGCTGACACTGCCACAGGCAATCCAAGATGAAATCGATATTGTCGCCCGAAGAGAGAGGTTAGTCTAATGGCACGAACACATCCAAAGTTTACCCGTCTGTACATTGACGGCTACGACTTGAGTACATACACCGCGCAGATTGGAGAAAGCGGCGCAGAGTTTGATGCGGCGGAATGTATCGCCCTATCAGATGAGTGCAAAAACTACCTGCTCGGCCAGCCGCAAATCAGTTTCGGCCCGGTCAATGGTTTTCTTGCGCCCGCCGTTGCTACTGGATTACATGAATTAATGTCGCCCATTACCACCGGGGCGCATAACGTCATGATGGCAATCGGCGTCGGCGCGATCCCCGCGGCGGGCAATCCCGTCTTTGCCTGGCCCATGTCGCAGGCGTCGTATAAAGGCGCGCCGGGCGACGGGGTTGTGGCAGCCAATATCGAATTTGGCGGCGCGGATTACAGCCTATTACCCGCGGGGTACAACAACCCCTGGGGCGTATTGCTCCACGCAAACAGCGCAGAGACCGCCGTCAATACCGCGATTGGCATTGACGACAACGGCGCAGCCTCTGCCCTGGGCGGGGTATTCTCGTATCAAATCCTTTCCAGCAACGGAACGGTAACGGTCAAAGCGCAAGACGCGGCGGTGAATAATGACGGCGGATTTGCTGACTTGTCCGGCGCTACTTCTGGCAGCGTCAACGCTTCCGTTACGCCAAAATCCGGCTGCGTTGCAATCGGCGTAGCCGCCACCGTCCGGCGTTATCTGCGCTGGCAGATTGTTTTCGGCACGGCTACCACCGTTACTTTCCTCTGTTCATTCTCTCGCAAAATCTAGGAGTAAAAAATTATGCCCGCTCAAACTGGCAGGACTCACAGTAAGTTCGTCATTGTCAAAATCGGCAACTCGTCCGACGTCGTGACTGACATCACCCCTTATATCAACAACGTGGCCGAGGTCGGCGCGGCCTTCGATGAAGTGGATGTATCCGCCTGGTCTGACGGCGCAAAGAACTTTGTTATCGGCTGGCCTGAATTTCCGCTTGAATGCGGCGGCCCGTTCGATACCACCGTTCACACGCTGCTGGCGGCGATGAATGGCTCGTATACCCCGCGCATGTACGATGTGCAAATCGGCGTCCGGCAGGCGTATGTCGCAGGCGAGCCACAAATCGGTATCACCAAATCCGCCACGTCCGGTATCCTTTGCTCATCTTACAAAGTCAACCCGTCCGATATGACATGGAAGGCGACTTTCAAGGTGTTCGGCTCCACCGCTCCCGCCTGGGGAACTGCTGCGGAATCGTAACCTATGCCCAGAATTATTGAATGTCCGATTGCCAGATATAGGGGGAGCATCACGCTCCCCGATTATCTCAATTACGAGCAGTTCGTGATGTGGGAAGTTTCGCAGCGCGAGGCGGGCGAGATGTTCACCTACGCAAGTGGCAAGGCCACCGGTTTTGTTAAAGGCCGCGTGCTATCCGATTTACGCGCCGTGAAAATCCCGGCCATTTTGCGCATTGTCGAAAAGTGGGAACTAGAAAACTTCCCCGCCAATCCCACTCTGGAAAACTTCCCGGCCACGCCCGCGGTATCAGCCGCCCGGCTTTACGAATGGCTGCTTGAAGAAATCAGCAAGATATTTGCTGAGGATGATACCGAAATCCCAAACGCCTAAAGGCCGCCGCTTTCCTTTTCGCCGAAGGTGACGGCCCCAAACCGGGAGAGTTGATTGTACTGGATGCAATCGAGCAGTTTGGCGTAGAGGCGGTAACGGGCAAAAAAGTATTGCGCCCGTCATTTATTCATCGGGCGCGATATGCCACATGGATTATGAACGGATATAAAGTCCGCAAAAAATCTACCAGTTGGGTTGTGTTCGCGGGAGATAATCCCGCGCTGGCGGATGCGCTTTTAGAGGCTGAAAGGTTGGCACATGGGTAGCGAAATAGATATTACTATCAAGGCAACGGACGAAGCCAGCGCCGAAATGAAGAAAGCCGCGCAAGAGACAGAAAAACTTGACGCGGCTCTCTTGAAACTTGCGCAATCCGAAGCCCGCCAGCAGGAAGCCGCCAAAGCCGCCGAAGCATTTAGCAAGTTATCGGACGAAGAAAAGAAAGCGATGCTGGCGGCGGATGCGCTGCAAAAGGAACAAGAGCAACTAGCGCAATCCACGAAGGCAGCGGGGGACGCGGCGGGCAAGGGCGGATTATCCATTACCAATCTATCGCAAGCCTCGCAACTCGCCGGTAATATCATGCGCGATTTGGGGCAAGCGCAGCAAATGTACAACCAGGTGGTAGATGCGACGATTGGCAAGACCGCAGCCTACGCCGCCGAAGTATCCAGCCTGTCACGCATCACCGGGCAAAGCACCGAGGAGACCAGCCGGGTTATTCAAGTATTTGACGACATGGGGGTATCAACGCAACAACTCGAAGCGGCAACAAAGAAATTATCAGCCGATGGGCTATCGCTGAATATCAGCACCCTGGCGCAATTATCCGATGAATACAACAAACTCGCTCCCGGCTCCGAGCGCGCCGCCTTCCTGACTGATAAGTTCGGGAAGTCTGGCCTTGACATGGCGCGGGCGATGGAGCAAGGCGGCTCGGCTCTGCGGGCAATGGCGGCGGAGCAATCCGGGGCGCTTATCCTGACCGAAAAGCAGGCGCAAGCCTATCAAGACTGGACGATGAGCGTGGATAGCGCCGAAGATGCAACCGCGTCATTCGCCGCCGCGATGGGTAATGCGCTTGCGCCCGCCGTCACGGAGTTTAATAACGCCTGGGCAGAGGGAATGAGCGGCTGGGCAGCCTTCATTACCGGCGTAGACAACATGGCGCAAGCGGCAAAGCGCAATTCCGACATTATGACCGCCGCTGATAAAATCATGGAGCAATACGGCTCGCATGTCGAGATGGTCGGGCGCGTGGGGCATAACGTTTCCAACGCTACCGAGGAGCAACGACAGGCCGCGATTGCCCTGGCAACGGAGCAGTGGAATTTAGCCCATGCAACAGACGGCGTATCGAAGGCCAATGACGCCGCCGCCATGAGCGCAGAGCAAAGCAAGGCCAAAGAAGAAGAAGCGGCAAAAGCCTATCAAGAGGCCATGAATATCATGACCGCCGCGAACCAAGAATTTTTATCCCTTTTGGGGCAGGTATCATCCGCCGAGCAAGCCAACGCCGAACAGATGGCCGCGCTTGACGAACAGCGGGCAGCGGCGCAAGAGAAAATAAACACCCTGACGGCGCAAGGCTACCAGAATGTCGAAGGATCGCCACTCTCAAAAGCGGTTGAAGACTTGGCCGCCATTGACGAAAAGATAACCAGCACCGCCGCAAATTACGAAGCGGGTATCAACCAAATGATAGCCGCTGACTTACTGAAACGTCTATCGGTTGACGGACTGACAGATGGCGAGACGGCATATTTCGAGCAAGTCCAATTGCAGATGGGCCTGATTACTCAGGCGCAAATTGACCAGGCGCAAAAAATACGGGACGCCGCCGCCGAACTTGCCGCCGCCGCGCCTGGGGCAGTAGCCGGGGGCGCTCCCGCTCCCGTTACTCCGCCCGTGCCTGTTGACGTGGCTCCGCTGGAGAATTATAAGAAAGCCAGCGACGAAGTTATCCTACAGCAAACCGCCGTACAGACTGCTTTTTCCGCCAATCAAAAGGCGTATGCTGATGCTGGCCTGGCTGAGAAAGACTTCCTAACTGGCGGGATGAATAATTGGGAACTATACACGGCGCAAGTGACGGGTAATCTGCAAACGCTGATAGACAAGATTGCTGAGTACGTCAACGGCCTGCTGCAAATCCCGCCCACAATCAATACTGTCGTAAGCGTCGAGGGCTTGACATGACATACCAACTCTATAACGCCGATTGTCTGGATGCCATAAAGACCCTGCCCGCCGATAGTATTGACGCGCTTGTAACCGACCCGCCCGCCGGTATCTCTTTCATGGGCAAAGCCTGGGACACCGACAAGGGCGGGCGTAAGCAGTGGATTTCCTGGCTGACTTCGGTCATGGAAGAAGCCTACCGCGCGATGAAGCCCGGCGCTCATGGGCTGGTTTGGGCGTTACCGCGTACAAGCCACTGGACGGCTACTGCGTTGGAAGATGCTGGCTTTGAGATTAGAGACGTAATCAATCACATTTTCGGAAGCGGATTTCCCAAGTCGCTGGATATTGGCAAGGCAATAGACAAGGCGGCGGGGGTGGAAAGGGAAGTGGTGGGGCGTCAGGTTGCACAAGGAAACGCACGCGGAAAAGGCGCGGCTGGACATTACGCAAACGGAATAGCGTCTTTGACTGGCGATGGATACGAAGTAGTAAAAGATGGATGGGACTTGACCGCCCCTGCCACTCCCGCCGCTATTCAGTGGGACGGCTGGGGAACCGCGCTCAAGCCCGCCGCTGAGCACTGGATACTTATCCGCAAGCCGCTATCCGAAAAAACCGTCGCGGCCAATGTGCTGAAATGGGGAACGGGCGGGATAAATGTGGATGGGTGTAGGGTGGAGCATAGCGAACCAATACGCGAGATGAAGGCGCAGGCACGCGGAGACTTGGTGTATGGTCAGGCCGGAAGGCACGAAGCGACTACGGAACTAAAGCCCGCTGGCCGCTTCCCTGCCAACGTTATCCATGACGGCTCGCAGGAAGTGCTGGCGGGGTTTCCGCAAAGCAAAAGCACAGGCGGAACTAAGGGTGGTGCTAATGGTTCTGTTTACGGAAACGGAAAAGGAATACCGCACCCTGAGTATTTCAACTTTGCTGACTCCGGCTCCGCCGCCCGCTTTTTTTATTGCGCAAAAGCCAGCAAAGCAGACAGGGACGAAGGGTGCGAAGGGCTGGATGAAATCAACGCGGGGATTGGAGATGAGCGTCCGAGCGGCCAATCTATGCAGAGATTAGACGGGCGTGATGCGCGTATCGTTCGTAACCACCACCCAACCGTGAAATCCACCGCCCTTATGCGCTACCTGTGCAAACTCATCACCCCGCCCGGCGGAGTTATCCTGGATTGCTTTATGGGCAGCGGGTCAACTGGCAAGGCCGCCGCGCTGGAGGGCTTTGACTTCATCGGCATTGAACAGAGCGCGGAATATTGCGAGATTGCAAAGCGCAGAATTGACGCGGTAACGTTGCCGATATTTGCGAGTGTATCGCAGGAAGTGAACGCATGAGACTGACCCCGTTTTCCTATACCAACTCTTTGACCGCGCCGACCTGGACATACTACCTCGACGGCACGACTTCATCCACGCCATATCGGGCAGTCATCCCCGCCGCTGACAACGAGTTTATTAATCCCGCCACACCATCGTATACCAAACGGACGAGCGGGTATTACCCTGATTTGAGCGGCAAGGAAATGAGCGGCGCTACGCTATCGATGGTCGTTTACACTTCCACCGCCACTGTCGGCGATGGGCACGACGCGCTGAAAGCAGCCTTCGACACGCAAGACCAAACTCCGCGCTATTTGATTTGCAAAGATGCAGACAATAGCGACGTGCAAATGTACGTGACTGGATTTCCAAAATCCATCGACTTTATCGCGCCGAAGGTGACGAAAGTCACCCTGGCGCTTGTTTCCCCAATCTGGCAAACTGTCGCACTTTATGATGTGGATGGAACTTCTGGCGGGTCGGCTGTTTGGGCGGTCACTTCCACCGGGGCGACGAAAACCGTCACCGTCAATCAGGGCAACCTGTACGCCGTGCCCATTATTTCGGTTGCGATCGGGACATCCCCCGCCACTGGATTCAGCGACTCGGCTTTCGTCAAAACGTGGAATCGCACCGACAAGGCAGCGACCGGATACCATACCCTGCTGCAAACCATCGACACGCAGCAAACCGAACAGGCGGGCGGATGGGTAGCGGATAGCAGCCGGTCAAACCTGATAAATAACGGCGCGGGAATTTCTGCGGTTGCAACGACCATTCCGATTGATAACGCGGTCGGCGGAGGCCTGCCCGGCGTCGGAATGGGATTCATGGTTGACGCGGGCAAACTGGAACAAATCTCATGGACTGCGAACAGCGGCACAAGCCTGACGGGTGTCACCCGCGCAATCGGCGGAACTGGCACGCCGCCCGGTACGGGCTATACTCACGCCGATAACGTCAAAATCTGCATGTCTCACGTTAAGGCCGACCTGTCAGATATGCGCGTGAAATACAATCCAAACGGCGTAGGAAACGCGGCGGACATCCCTTACTGGACAGGGACAGTCCCTTCGGCGACAACGAAGATATGGGCGAACTTGGCTTACAAAAAGAACAGCGATTTTGTGGTAGCCACTGGCGGGATAACCGATGTGGCAACGACCCTAAACGCCGAGCGATTGACCTACGCCGAATCGCTGAATATTGCAAAAACAGATGGCCTACTACTCTGTGAAAGCGAATTGATTAGTTACGAGACTTTCACGAAAACAGCGGGCGCGGAAAAAGGCGTTTTCTCCGGCCTAAACCGGGGCGTATTTGGCACAACCGCCGCCGCTCATGCTGCATTCGTTGACGTTCATCCCACCGCCGAACTGCGGATATTTTCAGGCAATAAAGACTTGACCGCGCCGACAACGCAGGATAACAGCGGGCGGCCAATCTTCAATCTGGACAATTCCACGAATGCAACGTGGATTTACGAAACCATGCGGGATACAAACTACTCAAAGGCGTACCAGTGGCAGCCCTTTAGGAATGTGGCAAAGGCAATCCCGTATGGCTATCAATCATCCCACAGTAACGGCCCGCCAATCGTGCAGCCCGTTACCATTTACCCGCCGATTGCAAATCCATCATTGCAGATGGGGATAACATTTTTATCCGGTTGCCTGGGTACGGCATATTGGGAAGCGACATTCCCCTTTGGCCTTTTACATGATGGCGCGAATCCGACGCTGACAGCGACCACCGTTTATCGTTTCGGGACGGCGCTCAATAAAATCTATCTGCAAACTTACGCGGACGCAACGACACTTTCTGACCAGGTAGCGGTAGCGGAAAACACGGTATCGAATTGGGCAAGCACGGCCACGCTTACACTGACCGGCAGCAGCACCGCTCCCGCTTTTAGAGCGCGCTTTTATGGCAACGTCGCAAGGACGGCGATCCCCCGCACCTTTGCCGCCGACATCGAAACGATTACGTGCTACCTATCTGCCCTCACAAATAGTACAACCGAAGGCGTCCCTTACGTTGTCGCCCTGGCGCGTACCGCGAATACGTACAATCTGTCCGCCGTGATAACAAACACAACCCCGGTCTTTGATATTGCAATCAATATGGAATTATCCGGGATGAAAGCGGGCGACGTGCTGGAGATTGACACCGCTGCCAAAACGGTGACGGTTGTCAACGGCGGAAAGCGTACACCGCGCTTTGAGGCGATTTCCTGGAATGGGGTAAGGGCGGAGTGGTTCCCACTCTTTCAAGGCGCAAATGCTTTGCAATATGACGAAGTAGGCGTCACGAATAACAATATCTCCGTATCGTGGCGCGGGAGAAATAACTAATGACAGACCAGGCGCTCGTATTTTCCCGCTCTGGCCGACAACTCGCAGAACTCCCGGTAGCCATTACGCGGGCGTGGAAGTCACAGCGTACCATCGAGGCGGCTAGGGGCAGCTACACCCTATCGGCCAACGACCCTAAAGCCCTGCTGTACATTCTGCAATATGGCAACATCGTATTCGTGCAGTCCGATAGCGGCGTCCAGAATTGGGCCGGGATTATCTGGCCTCCGATGAAGATAAAAAACGGCGTGATTGAAGTCCAGATAAAATCTATCGAGTTCGCAATGGGTACGCGCCTGACCCCGGCGACATTGGAACTTGACGACTCGCCCGCGCTGGGCTTCAAAAGGTTGCTGCAATCATTCGCGGCCAAGCCGCTGGATTATCCCGTTGACGTAGATAACCCGGTCATATCGTCAACCGCGTTTGGATGGAAAAAAGTAGGGGTAACGCTTCACTATGCCAATATTTACGAGGAGTTGAATAAACTCGCAAATAACAGTCTCAATTACTGGTGGTTGGAGCCGGTCTACGAATCCGGCTACATCAAATTTATCCCCCACCTTGAAGGCAAAATCGGCAGGAAGTTCCCCGCCAGACTTGTCGAAAATCTAAACTTTAATGATGTTGAAATAAAAGAAATCAACGACAAATTTGCAAATGTCCTAACCGGCGTCTGCGACACCGGGGAAACAAATTACGGAATTGTCACGGCCTCCGCCGAAAATCAGGCGTCGATTGGGCGCTATGGCCGGATTGAAGGTTATGTAGCATTGTCAGACATGACCGAGGTCGAAGCGGTGCAGGCCGCCGTAGATGCGCTTTTGCCTGAGCGGGCGTTCCCGCTTTTGCAACTGACCGGTTCTGTAACGGCGCGTCCCTTCCCGCGTGCTGGCGATACCGTCACCGTCGAATTGTCTACAGCCGGTTCGTTCCTGTCAACTCAGCGGGGCGGGCTGCTGGATTGCCTGGTGGTATCCGCGTCATACTCGCCTGAGTCAGATGAGATGTTCATTATTGCGCAGGAAATCCCAGAAGGAATGGAACCGAATGCCTAAGGGCGACGATATTTATTTTCCCTTTACGACTTCGGAAACAAGGCGCGCCGCCTCGTCTGTCGATTGTCCCTTCGTGATGTCTTTTTCTTCTCCGCTTCCGAAAACACTAATCATGGCAGTATCCCACCCTTTGATTAGTTTCCTGACGTCGAAGTTTATGTCTGATTCTATCGTAAGATTTACAATAACACTTCCGTTTCTTTCGTATTTTGCCACAAAGTCAATTATTTTTGGGTTCATAGTATCTCCTTTTCGTAATTATATACCCGATAGGATACCAAATGCCTAGAGACTTAGCAAAGCAATATCTCCAATTGGGCGATAAAAACCTCCAGGTTTTGCGCGAGTCAATCGCGGATGTTCGCACGCTCACGCGCCAGATTGTCTATCCGCCGTCAGAAAATGGCGGGGGAAGCACAGCCGCGCCGAGCCGAAACTACGTTGCAACGGGTGACTTGACCATCGTCGGCACTACCCTATATTACACGCCTCGCAGCGGTTCGGAGATTTGGATTTATTCGGGCGACGACCAGACTTGGAATGTGTTCCCGATCACCGTTATGTCGCTGGATATTACCGCGTACACAACCAATAAGCGGTATGATGTATTTTACGATTACGACAGCGCCACCGATTCGCCCGCGCTTTCTACGCTTGTCTGGACTTCGCAGACTGTCCGGGCAACGGCGCTCACGACGATTGACGGCGTGGATGTGCTGAGTACGAATACCGCCCTGCGCTACCTGGGCGATTTCTGGTATCCGGCGACTGGCATTCCGATTATAAATAATCCGACCGGGAACGTATCTTGGGGCGGCACAATTAATGGGGCGGTGGCTGGAAACTTTGCAAATCTTGCCGATGTATCTGGTAAGGTTATTCTGGACAGCGGTATCAACGTCGCCCTTTACACTGACACCAAAGACCCTACCGGATGGGTTGATCCATCCGCCGTGACTGTCACCTACGACAAAACCGCGCGGACGATTACCCTGACTGGCACGCTGGATTATTACTGGTACGGCGTCAAAAAGACGCTGACCAGCCCCTGGACATCCTCCGCCCATAGCGCATCCAATGGGGATTACTACCTGTATAGCACGGACGGCATTACATTCGCCTGGTCATCATCTGTTTGGCTTTTCAACTACGCAATGGTCGCCAAAGCAGTCTATGGCGCGTCTGATAAATTTGCGCTACGCGAGCCGCACGGAATGATGCCCTGGCAAGTCCACAAAGCGTTACACTCCAAATTGGGCGCGTGGCTGGATTCTGGCGGGCTGATTACGGCGGGAACTTACGCCGAAAACACGGCCACCGACGCAGCCACTACTCCGGGCTGGGATGCGGCTGTAATTTTTGACGAAGATAATCCGACAACCATCCCGGCCTGGGCGCAAGGGACGTACACCACTCTGCGTATCGGCGCATCATCTGCGCCGACCTACGACACGGCGGCGACGTTTCCCTTTCGCTCTTCTGGCTCCTACGTCCTCATCAATGACCCGCTGACCGGCGCAGAAGCGGCTGGGACAAATAATCAATACGTCAATGTCTACACCCTGCTTGTGCCTGTCACGGCGGATGCCGCTGATAGCCAGAAATACCGCACGCTGTTTCTGCAACCACAAGCCACCTTTGGCACCCTGGCTGCGGCGCAGTCTGAAAATCCCTACGGGCTGAGTTTAGGAACGCTAAGAAGCACCCTGCCAGAACTGGTATTCAATTGCCGCGTTACCTACGTTTTGGCGGCTGGGGATTTGAACACCGGAAAATGCCGTATTGCAACGGGCGGTATCACCTACGTTGTAGCCAATGGGGTGTCTATTATGGGCGGCGGAGGCGTGCCCGCTCATGCGACAAGCCATATCAGCACGGGCAGCGACCCGATAGCTGCTGTTGTCGCTGGCGGGGCGTCCGGGCTGATGCTGGGAACGGACAAGACAAAACTAGATTACCTGACCCTGGCGAGTGCCACCAGCATTACCGGCGGCGGCACTATCGCGCTCGGCGGGTATACGCTCACAGTACCCGCGTCCGGCAGCGTTGCTCTGCTCGGCACGGCCAATATTTTCACGCAAGACCAGACAGTACAAAAAGCAAACACCCGAATAAACCTGATAAATACCAGCGCAACGCAGTACACCGTCGCCGGATTTGACTTGCACCACTCAACGGCGTCACTCGGAAACAACGCGGGCGTGCTTTACAACTGTATCATTACAGATGTGGCGGCGACAAAAGCCGCATTTTCTATGCTGAAGATAGATTACACTGGGGCTTATGTCTCTACGCTCCAAACAATCGACCTGAATAATTCGCGCTTTGGCTGGATGGCTACACCCGAAAGCAATTTTGACATCTATGGAGCGGCTAGTAATCCAAGCGCGTCTTTATACAATGGGTTGTTTACCGTCCGAAGCGGAACAGGAATAGCGACATCCTTTGGAACATTCAACGGCGGAGATTATTCAAGTTGGATGCAAGTTTCCCTAAACTATGCCGGTATTTATTATCCGATGCACATTCAGCCAGCGGGCGGCGGGGTCATCTTCAACGAGGACGGCGCGGCGGATGGGGATTTCCGGGCGGAAACGGACGCTTATGACGGGATATTCCTTGACGCTTCCAACAACAGCATTGTGATTATGTCAAACGCCGCCGGGAAAATCGGCTTATGGGGCGCGGCGGCGGTTGCGCAGTCTACCGGCTGGGCAGTCTCGAATGTCACCACGGACAAAGTATTTGACGCCGATTCAACAACCATCAACGAAATAGCCGACGTTCTCGGCACGCTGATAAACACTCTAAAAACTTACGGTATCTTAGGAGCATAAAAATGGCAATCACACCTGCACAAAAAAACATAGTAATTGAACTGGCGAGACTGGCAAAGATTATCATTGCCTACAAATCCCGCGCCCAAACTGTTGTCCAGATGTACGCGAATGAAAACGTGGCGGGGCTGGCGGATGCCGATATTGAAGCCGTTCCGGGATTAGAGGGCGTCACCGCCGCCGAACTGCAAAGCGCAAAAGCGGCGCACGATACCATCGTCACGGCTATCGGGGAGTTTGTCCCACTCACGCCCGCAACGAAATTGCTAAAAGTGATAGACAGCGCGCAAAACAACATTATCATTATGCCGCAAGGATAAACAGCATGGCAGATAAGCAAATCAATCTCAAAGAATTATCCGACCTTGACCTGGGCGCGGTGCTTGCCCAGCAAATCGAGCAGTTGGTTTTAGCGCAGCAGAATGTCGTCCTGCTCAAAGAAGAAATGCGCCTGAGACAGGAAGCGGCGCAAAAGCCGAAGGATGATATTGCCGCGCTCAAAGAAAAACTCATGGCGGCAAAGGCGGAATAATGGCAAATGTACTAGGGACGATTGTCACAACTACAGACCTCGACTCTCTCTACCCGCTGAAATCGCTTTACGATGCCCAGACCATCCTTGCGGCTACGCTGGACAACACCCCGGTTGCGTTGACCGTCTCCGAACAAACACTTGTCGGGCGCAAGACTGGCGGCAATATCGCGGCCCTGTCGGGCGCGGATGTTCGCAGTATCGCGGGCGTCACGGTCTACGATACCGAGACCGCGCAGGACGCAATCGGCGCGATGGTTGGCGCGTCCCTGATTTATACGGACGCCACGCCCTTGCTATCGCGGGCGGCCTTGACCGGCGACGTAACAGCGGCGGAAAACTCCAATGCGACCACCGCCGTGTCAGCGTCAACGACCTGGGCTTTTACCGGCGACATCACTCCGGCGCAATTGACGGCGGACGTAAATGATTACAACCCGGCTGGGCTGAGTACGGCGAGCGTGCTGAGACTGAGCAGCGATGCGACGGAGAGGAAGATAACCGGAATAGCGGGCGGGGCGGATGGTAGGGTTTTGACGCTTATCAATGTCGGAGCGAATACAATTTATTTATCAAGTGAAAGCGCATCGTCTACGGCGGCAAACAGGATAAGCGTAGCCGGGGGGGGAAGTGGGTATTATTACATTCCCGCTATCGCATCTATTCAAATTATTTACGACAGTACCGCCTCCAGGTGGAGGATTTTGTCTTCCGTTACATACCCGTCCGCGAACGGAGCGCCCATAGCCGCCCCGGCTGGCGGGGCTATTGGAAACGGTATGCAGTTCGCATTCGTTGATCACATCCACGCCTTCGCTCGCTGGATATCCATCGGCGCGACCCTGCTCAATAATACCGTCGCGGCGGGGGCTACGGTCTACGCGCCGCCGTTCTATTCCGGCGCGCCGTCATCTACGCAGTTTACTTTCACGGTAGTTGACCAAACCACGTTTGGGCGTCTGTATTGTCGCATCAGCAACGCCCAGCCAGCGGGCGGTACGCTGGTCGTCTCTTTGCGCAATACCAGCGCGGGCACGGACATTATCACCCTGACTATCCCGGCGGGCAGCGCGGCAGGAACTTACTCGGAAGTTTCCACCTTCCCGGCGGCGGTTGCGGCGGGCGTACAAATTACATTCAAAATCGTCAACAATGCGGGCGCGGCGGCAAGCGCGCAGATTATGAACACTAGCGTGGGCATGGTTCCGGTGTAGGGATATAATCCAGATTATGAAAAACATAATTCTATCCCTGCTCTCCCTGTCCCTGCTGGCCTTCGCTCCTCCGCCAACCCCGCTTTACATCGTCGCCGGGCAGTCCAACGCCTGGCTGGTTGCGCCGTATATCGAAAGTTACCTACCCGGCGCGGCGGTGCTGAATTGCGCGAAAGGCGGATCATCTATCGCCGAATGGAATCCGCTGAAGCCGTTGTACCAGAATTGCATTGCGCAGGCGCGGGCGATGCTGGACGGTGGCGGGTACGTGCTGAGCGGGATATTTTGGATGCAAGGGGAAACGAACGCCGGGCTGTGCGTGGATGTGGACACCTGGGCAACCCGCTTTGAGTACATCGTCAGGAAGGCCCGGATTGACCTTGACGCTCCAGCATTGCCGGTGGTGTATGCGCAATTGGGCAAGCCTTTCCCGCCGTCACACTGTTGGCAGGACATCCGCGAGCAGCAGGCCTCCGTTATTCTGGGACACGCGGCGATGCTGTACACCTGGGACATCTACCGGCCTGGCTTGCACTATGGCCCCTGGGGGTTGGATGTGCTTGGAAAGAGATTTGTCGATAAAATGAAAACTACCCCATGAGCGGGGTAGTTTTTTGATGGGGATAACGGTATTGTGTTGCCCGCCCTATGCGGGCGAGTTACTTTCTGATTTCACGACATCAGGCGGGAAAGAATCGCCAGCCTTCAAAGAGTCGGATTCGCGCATTTGCTTGAAGGCTTTCATGCAATCATCATGCCAATCGGCGGGAGGATTACCAGCCTTTACCCAACACTGACAGCAAAAATAACTCGTTACGTCCATTCTCCAACTTTCGTGCGTCGCCTGTTTACCGCATGAGCATGTTTTCATTTTAGCCACACAACGGATTACATTACCGGCGCGGCCTGAGAACCAGCCGGTTTAGCGGGATTAGATTCGGGCGCGGTATCATCCTGTTTGGCGGCTTCTTCGACTGCCGCGAACGCACCCTGCAACGCTTCGATTGCAGATTTGAAACCTTCTTTATAGGATTCAAACATTTTACGGTGATACTCTTGTTTTGTAAGTGTAATTGTTTCCATAACTTCCTTTTTGAAAGTGCCGCCGAACGGCTGGCTTTACCCGCAAGGGGCAATAGCCTGATTATCTTTCACGACCTCCGCCTGCCCCTTGTCGGGTGCAAGCATTGTTGGGCGTTGTGATAGCCTGAGAAAAAACCTGTTACCAGACCACACACTTCCGTCATCGCATAAAACTTTTGAATACCAAATATGCGGATGGTCAATTACTACGCCATGTTTGCCGTAATGAGAATATTCATTTTGCTTATCGGTTATCTCAACACGAGTACCGATTTGGAAACCTTCATGTAAATTCATGCTTCACCTCTTGCAAGGAAACGCCCAACGGTTTTGCGTTAGCGGTTGGCGATTGCGCCGAACCACTTTTTGATGCGTGCCCATAAGCCAATCCGCTGCACGCTTCGTTGGGCGGCTTGTTTGTTTTGCGACAAACTAATTTCAAGTGTTTTACCGCTGACTACAAACTTATTAACAAAAATCGTTCGCCCTGATTCATTGATTATTTTTATTGCTTCGATTTCCATAACTTGTCCTTTCTACGAGTGACGCCCAACGGTTTGCGTTAGTAGCAAAAGCGGGAGGGCGTAGAAAAAGCCCGTAGCGTGGAGCCTGCCCGCTTTTGTCCACTGCACGCATTGTTAGCCACCGCCCCATACCGCGAAGCCCTTTGAGACTTCAAAAACTTGTGGCTCTGACGAAATATCATTCCACAAAGCGCCGTGATATTTTGCGTCTTTGTATGACGGCTCGCCATCACTTTGCATAATGACATCGCGGGCTTCATCAACACTGGCGGCTAAGGCGAAAGCCACACCGCTGGTATAGTCGGTCAAAACACCTTCCCAAACGTACAATTTCATTTTCTTTGCCATGACTTCTATCCTTTCGATAGGTGGCTAACGGCTGGCTTTAGCGGCAAAAGCGGGATTTAGCAGATGTCGCCAAAGCCAGATAGATTATTTTGACGGTTGATTTTCGGGTGTAGAACACAGCCCGCTTTTGTCCGCCTGCAAGCTGTGTTAGGTGCGGCCCTATCTCAAAGCGAGTATTGCAGGCCATGCACCGAACAACTGATTTCGCAGTGTCGCCAACGAGCATACGCCACTGGCTTTGACATAATGGGCAGGTATAGTTTTTTTGTGGGTATATAGCGCGTTTTAGCATAAGCACCTAACTGGTTTTATACGACGTTGTTACAACGTCATTATATCACAACATTGTACTTGTAAAGGATGAACTTTCTAAACTCTGCGGTGTCGAATATCTCCGCAAAATCTACCGACATCCGCCGCACCACTGACCGGCGTGAGTTGGCGGGCAGACTATATATCGGTTCGCCGTCAGCTTTATTCGGAAACGCCGCACGGCAGTTTGTCCCACAATGCGGGCAGCGCGTCCAGACATTGCGCCCGCGCCGGGCTGGGGCGGGCATAGTCGGCGCGTGGCAGGATGGACAAGGGGTATTGATGATGGCGGTCATTATGCCACCGCCTTTAGCACAACCCTTACGCACTCTTTTGGATATTTTTTGACCATAGAAACTGAAAATCGAAACACCCGCCAGCCAAAACGGGCGGCGTGGTTCAACTTCCAATAATCGTCATCCTGAGTATGCGCTCCAACCGCCACATGACGTCCAGAAGCGGTGCGGCGCACCATGCGATTACCGCCGTCAATTTCTATGGCGATTTTAGTTCCTGGGACGATAAAATCAAAGCGCCAATCTTTCAGGAAGGCGATGGCCAATCTCGCACGCACTCCCGGCCCCGTTCCCCCGCACGTCATAGCGGCAAAGTGATATTCGCCTTGCAGCGCAATATCGGCGGGCGCGTATTGGCTCCATGCGTCTGCGAATAATTGTTTTTTATCCTTGTTCTTTGTCATCGGATAAAATCCCTTCCACGTCTACCCCGCGCAGGCGCAAAATCTTTGCAATCTGCTGGGCTATTAGTTCCATTTGTTCGTCCGGGATGTTGACCTCAACCGGCCTATCTAGGCGATAATATTCATTTACCGAAACGGGGATAGTTATAGTGAGTTTCATCTTTTCTCTTTCCTTTCTTGCAATACCTCATACCTGCTGCGGGCGTGATTACCGCCCATGCGGGTCGGGATAACTTCGTGCGTTCGGCGGATCACCGCAATTGCCCACTTGAATTGACTCGGCGTGATGCCGAATTTCTCGCACGCCTGTTCGGCGCTATGCGGGCTGCGCAGGTACAGGATAATATCCGGGATGGAATATGGAGGGGGCGGAGTGGGCACTACCACCCTCCGCCGTAAAACCACAGCCAGACCGGGCGCGTGGTGTATCGGGTTGTCTCTACGCAACCCAAAAAGTTGCAATCCTGACCATGAAACGGAATCGTAACCGGGATTAGCGCGGCGATAAGCACGATGCCGACAATGATAGTCAAGAAAATCATCTTTTGTTTGGTGGTCATTTTGTCGCCTCTTCATTCATTTTTCTGACAATATCGGATGCACGATTGTATACTTCCTCCGGCTGCGCAGTTTTGCCATCGATTCGCATTATCGCCTTCCCGCGCTTTACGCCGCCTTTTTGGGCAGGTATCCACTGGAAGATACCAACGGAAAAGGTATCAAACTTCCAACGGGTAGCGCCTGGTTTACAGGCCCCGTCAAAATCCCATGTATAAGCGGCCTTCGGCTGTCCGTCTCCGTATTTCATTTTGTCACCTCCGAGCGATATTTGCGGGCAGTCTCGCGGGATGAAAACGGACATCCGGGTGCGGCTACCATAGTCTCGAGAGAATGTCCCTTGTGGAGCGGGTCATCACAGTATGCTTTTACCCATGCCAGTTTCGCAGGGTCAAGCTGTCCACTTTGTCCACTGGACAGACTGGACACAGACTGGACAACGCTGGACGTTTTGGCCAGCCTGATTTGAGAGTTTGTCAGTTTGCGCTGAGCCTCCAGACGTTCGGTTTCGCTCTGCGTTGTGGCGATGACGGCCTGCACCTTCTCGCCTTCGGCCTGCATCCCCTCGAATAATGCCATTACCCCGTAGCCGAGCAGGGTCATGGCGACTGTCATCAAAAGCGGCACGCTATCGTTTCCGGTATAAATCCCGATAGCAACGAAGGCGGCGTAACCGAACACGGCAACAATCGCCATGCCCATAATGTCCCACTTTTTGATGACATAGGCGCGGGAAACAAGGATACTGGACATCCCGCCGACGCCTTCCATGCCGAGAATACCGGCAATAACGATAGGCAGCACCAGCCACGCAAAGTCTTTGCTGAGCGCGTTGGCCATGTAATTGTACAGACTGATACCCATCACGAATGCAGACGGCGCGGGCGTTCCAAATGGGACAAGGTATTTATAGACGTCAGTGATTTTCCACATTGCTTTACATTCTCCAATTATGTGATTTGCAACCCACTCCCCCGCCCGCTTTGCCCATGCGTTCCCGTGCGCGTGCGTGCTGTGCGTGCGTTTTGCCGGGATTTGCGCGATACATGGGGTAAAGCGCGGGCGGTGGGGGGTTGGGGTTAGGCTATTCCGAAATACCGCTTTCCTTCATCGGTCAATTCCGCGCTCCCATCGTTGCGCTTTGTGACGTAGCCAACGGCGAGTAAGCGGGCGATAACGCTTTCCAGTTCGTCTCGGCTGAATCCGTTCACCTTCGGAATCATCCCGGTATCGGGCTGGAAACCAATCTTGCGACCCGCCGATAACTGGCGTTTGATGGTGTGCTTTTCCGCCATAGTCAAGCCGTCGCTCTGCATTGCGCCGCCGTATCCGCCGCCGTTGTCGATGTTCGTTTGGATGACCTCGCGCTCGTTCCTGACGTTATCCTTTACAAATTCATCCACTACGGCGGCCTGATTTTCGCTTTGCGCCTTCACCGTCCAGACCGACAACAGGCGAACAGCAGCCCAGCCGACCAGCGCAACTACCAGCGCTACCACGAAAAACAGGAAAATAAACCCGTAAGTTTTCACATCTGCCATAGTCCGGGCGGTTTGCAAATCGACCACCTGCTGAGTAGCAGTCCCGGCAGCGCGGGCGGCAACGGCGGTGTTCGCAAAAGCCAGATTGATAATTCCCTGATTTGCAATGGCGGTAGACGTGACAAGCGCGGCGGCCTGGGTTGCAGTGGCTTCGGCGGCGCGGTTGATGGCGTCGGCCTGTTCCTGGGCTTGCGTGGCTGCGATCGCAACTTCGGTGTAGCGCCATTCTGTCAGGGCTACGGCGGCTTTGGCTTCTCCCAAATAATCCCGCGTCGGCTCTGGTACTTTTGTCGGCTTCGGCGTCCGGCTTGGCTCGGCTGCGTTCTGGCGCGTAACTTCGGGCAGGATACCGGCTGGGGCGGATGTGGGGGCGCTAGTAGGCATATCTCCGGTCTTCGGCTGAATTGCAAACATTCCCCACGAACCGACAACGCAAGCAACGACCAGCCCCAAAAGCACCAGCGGAAAAGCGGACGCGCCTGGGACTTCGGTTAAGCGCGACTCAACACTATCTCCCGTCACTTTGTTAGCGGGATTGGTAAGCATGTCATTTAGCGCGCCTTTTGGCAGTTCGGTTACTTTTTCGGGCGGAGACCAGACGCCCCGGTGAGTGTTTGCGATTGGCATAATGTTATTCCTTATTGAATATTCCGGATTTTTCGATGGCTTCCTTTGCGCGTTCTTTTAGATAAGCAATCTCGCCCAAATAAACACCGGGGTATTCTTTATATCCGCCCTTATACCAGCCAGTGCCGCCGGTAGAATGCACACCCATCTTGTCGCGCAAATAGGCGGCGATTAGCAGGGACAGGCAAAGTGCGGACGCGATGGTAATCATCCCTTCACCTGGGACGCCAGCACAGCGCCAGATACGCCAGCGGCAACGCCAACCCATAAAAGGGACGGATTCCACAGGCTCGCCATAATCAATCCAGCGCCGCCGAAGCCGAGCGCCATGACGATAACGCAAAGGATAATCAGGGCGGCGTTAGACATTTTTGCTCATCTTCCCCAGCGCGCCGCCGCACACCGCGCCGGTAACCGCTCCGGCAAACTCTAGCAGCGTCACCCAATCGAAGGGATTTGACATGGCGTAAAGGATAAGCAGCAGGGAGAGAATAAAACAGGCCAGCGAACCGAGAGAAAGTATGAGTTTCATGGCGTCACCTGTTCGAGCCTACGGCGCGCCGCCGCTTCATCTTCGGCCTTATTCAAATCTGCCTTGAGCAATGCTTGAAAATGCGCAGACTGGCTGATACCCAAACTCAGACAACGCTCCACCCATTTGGCGCGGATATGGGGCGGAACCTTGAAGCCAACAGCGACGACCTCCATCCCGGCATTGGTGTTCCTGATACCTTTCTTGCGACCTCTATTTTGCATGGTTATTTTCTCCTGCCTATATCGTAGCACGTAAAGATAAGATAAACAATGGATTATAAAATATTGGTCGTAAATTCTAATGTCATTTTAATCTTTTCAAGATATAATAAATTATAGCAATCAATCAGGGGATGAAACACAGAACGAATACGAACTTTTACATCCGAACGAAACCGCAATTCCAGGGCCAGCCCGAACTAGAACGGGCAGCGGATAATCCGGGATAGCGTGAGAGCCGGAACTAAAATCACCCGAATAAGAATTTACCGCACATCGGCTGGCGGCGGGTGACTGAGTAAACATTCAAAAAACAGGAGAATGTAACCATGACCAACGAACAGTTTGAGAAAGCGCAAGCCGCAAAAGCAGAACGCGAAACGCCGGAATATAAAATCAAGTTAGCGATTGCAGTGTCCGAGAATGTAAAAATTCAGGACATCAAAATCGAAGACATTGCAAACGGTGACATTTTCTTCAGCATGTTTGAAAATCGATACACCGCCTCCGCCAACAAGCGCGGGGACGGCATCAAAAAGAACTCAGTCAGAATCAATCGCTGCTAGGAGAATTGAGCCATGACCATCAACTATAGCACGGGATGGACGCCAGCCACTACCGACCTGCAACGCGCCAATAACATCACTGACCGCCTGAAAGCGATTGTTTGCGAAAACGCGGTAATCGAATGTATCCGCTACCTGTCTGAAAAATACGGAGAAATAAACGCCGACTTCATCCGCGAGTATGATTACATCACCCGCGCCGCCGAAGATATGCAGAGCAAGGCGCTCGAAATTGACAGCAACCGAAACGACGCGGAACTATGCTCGAAATTCGGCGACCCGCTTTAGGAGACACGGGGCGGGCGAAATAAATCTGCGGGTGGAAGATGCTCAGCAACCCGCGCCCCGTTTTTATAATCCATTACTGGCGGGCGTACCGTCAGACACTCAAACAGCAGGAGATATAAGATGGCAGAACAAAGGCAAGAAATCGTAAAAGCAGAACCGCAAGAGGCATTTTCTGTTTACATCCGACGACCCGAAGTTATGGAGAAATTCGCGCTGGTCTTAGGCGGGAATGCTCAGGCGGTTCGGTATGTACAGAATGTTATCGTGGTTGTGGAGACCGCAGAACCAGGCGACTATAGCCTGCAAAACTGTTCATATCGCAGTATCGTTCGGGCGGCCTTGCGAGCCGTTACAAATCAGGTGTCGGTTGATCCCATTGACCGCGAGGCCTACCTCGTTCCGCGCCGCGTAAAGCGGATGGTGGATGGGCGGGAAACGAAAGTCCTGGAAGCATGTTTTCAGTTTCACTACCAGGAAATCGAGAATCGCGCCTGGCGGACAAATCGCTACTCTGTCATCAACGTCAGCCCGATTTACGAGGGTACGGTAGTTATGGAAAATGTCTACACCGGACTGCATACTCTCGTTCTTGAAAACGGCCTACCGGTTGCCACTGAAAGCGCGGGCGCTCTGCGAAAGTGGAATGATAAGGACGGGAAAAAGCGTATCGGCTGGCTGGGATATTACCGAACGGTACGCGGGCGTGAAGCAACGGTCTACATGACCATCGAAGACATTGAAGCGCAAGTCCCGAATCGTGGAAGTTTCGGCTGGAAAGATTGGCGTGAAAAGATGGAACGCAAAACCGTTTTGCTGGCCTTGCTGCGTAAGGCCGATTTGAAATCCATCGAAATGACGGCGGTCAGGGAAGCATTGCAAAACATTGACAACGCCGAGACAGATGACGCTGATGGCGGCCCCGACCTGGGCGCGCTGGAAACGCTCGAAGGACACGCCGAAGAAATCCCCAGCACGAAGCCCGCCGCGCAAAGCGCAGCAGATGAAGCCAAGGCGCAGCAAGATTTTAACGAGCGCGTGGCGTATGACGAAGCGGGGGACATTGTTACTCCGGCGGGTAAACGCTTGAGCGAAAAATCAGACGAAGATTTGCGCATCATTGCTAAGCGCAAAGACGCCAGCGAGGAAATCAGGAAAGCCGCTCAAATCCGCCTGGATTACAAGGCCAAACTCGCAAAGCAAGATGAAGAAAATCTCAAAGGAATAGGGTTCTAAATGTACCAGACAATTATTATCGCAGGTAACGTCGGCAAAGACCCGGTGATGAAATATACCCCCACCGGGCAGCCCGTGACAACTTTCAGCGTTGCGGTCAATCGCCAGTACACGAAGGGCGACCAGAAGGTAAAAGAGACGTCCTGGTTCCGCGTGGAAACGTGGGGAAAACTCGCGGAAGTCTGCAATACCTACGTCCACAAGGGTGACAAGGTACTCGTTGAAGGCCGTCTGATTTGCGACCCTGCGACGGGAGGCCCTCGGGCGTACGCGAAAAAAGACGGCACGCCCGCTGCTGGTTTTGAAGTCAACGCCAGCACCGTTACTTTCCTGGGCAGCAAGTCGGACAATACGCAATCCGACGCGCAGGCCGAAGGCGACCCCTTCTAATCCACAACCAACCGAGCCGGCGCGGTCATACCCCGGCAATGGAGATAACGAAGATGGACGAAATTATTAAAAAACTCGACACCCTTGCCGAATATCACAGCCAGAAAGACAGTATCGAAGCAAAAAAGCGGGCGCTTCTGGAAGAAGTGAAAGTGCCTGATGAAGTTCTGGAAGTCCAACGCAAGGCGCAAGAAAAGCAATTGCAGGCCGAGAAGCACGCAAAATACATGGCAGAAACTTTACGTATGGAGTGCGACGATAAACTGCGGGCTATTGTGGTTCCCGACGAGGTCAAGGCGCTCTTGATGGAAATCGACCATCAGCGCGGCCTGGTACTGACGTACCAGCGCGAAAAGGAATCTGACTATCAAAAGAGACTCGCTGAAATACGCGCCGAAATATATGACGAAACGCAAGCCAAGACAGCGCAGGTCTACTCCGAATTGGCCGCCCGCAAGCGCGAGATTGAAGCGGAGTTCGTCGGCCAACAAAACGCCGTTGACGAAAATATTAAGGCGCTGGAAGCCGAAATCAAGGCGGCGACCAAAGCCGAAGGGAAAACCGTCAAGGGCAAGTTTTTCACCGCCGTCTATGTCAAAGGCCGCGTCACCTGGAATACCGACATGCTAGACGGGATGATTACCGTCATCCCGCAACTTGGTAAGGCTCGCAAAGAAGGCGAGCCGAGCATTACTTTACGCCGCGCATAAACATCACGTCGGGGCGTTTACCCCGGCGAAAATCAAAAGGAGAATACCGATGGGAGAAAAAGTAATTACGCACTATTGGGACGTGGTTAACCTAACGAATCCTTACGGGGTTACTTGGCTTTGCGCCGATGGGTCTATCGTCTACGGAAGCGCATGGCACGGCGAAATCCCAGCGCAAGAAGACTTGCACCCATGCTCACATCAACCCGAGGTAATTCACGGCGTAGACCCAGAGAATCCAAAAGAACCGATGGATTTTGGTTCATGGCGTCCGGTTTCCGAGTGGTTAGCGTGGGTTCAGAAGTAACCCAACATCACGCCGGGGCGGCTGTGACACCGCCCCGGTAAAATGGAGAATGCAGATATGAAAAACCTTGTAATAATCGAAGAGGTAACGCAGTACACCGTAATTCAGAACAATGGCCTTCTGGCCAGTAAAGAAATGTTCCCTGGCGCAAAAAAAGGCCAGACGTGGGAAGTAGAAACCGAGAGCGAAGAGACGTTTAACGGCAGGCTGATTGTCAGCGCGAAACTCGTAAAGGATGTATAGCCATGCAACCAAACGCACTCGATGACCCCCGCAAGCCCGGCGAAACGACCGAATCGGAGCGCAATGAATTTCTCGAAAATCAACTGCGCATTGCCCGGATTGACCGCATCGCAGATTATGCCAATACGCGAAATCTCAATGAGCGCCTGGAAAAGGCGCTTGACGAACTGACGACAGCCCGCGCCGCCCTGGCGGATGCACTCAATGAAAATAAAGCCCAAGCCGACCGCATCGAAGAATTAACCGCCGACAGAGACAGTGAGGCGCGCTGGGCTGATATGTACGCAAGGCAGGCGAGCGGAGCGGATGCGCCATGACCCGATATTACCTTGATTTTACCCCCGGTGAAATGACGAAAATCGAAAGCGTCGTCAAAGCCGTGTGCGGCGGGTTGCCGGTCAGGCCGGGAAGTGTCATTGAAACGTATGTAAAAATCATGCTTGACCGCCGCCCAAATCTACATAAAGAAGTGGCAGACGCCGCGCAGTTGAGTTACTATGAAATGTTTCTTGGCGGTAAGATTTTGCCCCCCCTGTGCAATTGCAGTCGATGCGCCTCTGCAAGGATTTATTATGGCCCCGCCCAGGATTGACCTCACCCCGCTCGTCAACGAACTGCGCAAGCGCGAAATGACACGCAAAGATATTGCCGCCTTTCTCGGCGTCAAGCCCAGGCAGGCGGATACCAGAATCGCCATGCTAAAAAATGACCCGCGCTTCGCCCACGCGAACGAAAGCGACAGGACGCGGTGGTATTGGATGGAGTATTGACATGACAAAACAAGAAGCCGATGCCTTGCAAGGTCGCCACGTCGTGAACAAAAAGAGTGGCATAGATTACACCGTAACAGATGTTCTCGATACTCAGTTCATGCTTGACAGGTGGATGTTTGTGGACATAAACTTATTCTGGATTTATTGGGAACTCGCCTGATACAATCCCCCCTATCCCGCGCCGTGAAGCCCAGCCGAGCGGCGCGGGGTGAAATGGAGATGAGACAATGAGAGTGCTAATCGCGTGTGAGTATAGTGGTATCGTTCGGTCAGCGTTCGTGGCTCTCGGTCACAATGCCTGGTCGTGCGATTTACTGCCCACAGAAATACCAGGTCAGCATTATCAAGGCGATGTGCGCGACCTGCTCAAGGAGCAATGGGATTTGATGATTGCCCACCCGCCCTGTACGCATCTGGCAGTCAGCGGAGCGCGTTATTTTTACCGCAAGCAAGCCGAGCAAGCCGAAGCATTGGAGTTCGTTCGCTTGCTCATGGGTGCGCCGATTGAACATATCGCAATTGAAAATCCAATCAGCGTTATTTCATCCCGCATCCGCAAGCCAGACCAAATCATTCAGCCCTGGCAGTTCGGGCATGGTGAAACGAAAGCGACTTGCTTGTGGTTGAAAAACTTGCCAAAGTTGCAACCATCAAATATTGTTGAAGGCAGGGAACAGCGTATCCATAAAATGCCTCCGTCGCCCGAAAGATGGAAAGAGCGTTCACGCACATTCCAGGGTATTGCAAACGCAATGGCGGAGCAATGGGGTGGTTTTTCCCAGCCGAGCGGCGCGGGATAATTGGAGAATGAGACAATGAGTAAAGCAGAATGTTATCGCTGTGGGCAGGTCGTGAATCTTGTGCCTGTTCCGGGCGCTCCTGGCATGACGCGGTTCGGAAAACATCTTCACAATGGGAAACTTTGCGAAGGGTACAAAATCTCTTTGAGAGTTTCAAAAGCACAGCAACGGCAGGCGAAAACAGGAAGCGCGGCGAAACCATGAGCAAAGCCAGCAAGAAAATAAAGCAGTCAGGCGCGAGGCGTGGCATTCGTTGGCGCGCAGAACTGGCGAAGTATTTCAGACTCCTTGACGAAATCGGCGCGGAACAAGCCTATGCCCTCCGCCGCTTTTGCCCGGTTCATAAAGTCGAAGTCGAGAATCGCGGCGGCTGGTATCATTGCCATATCTGCGGATGCGCGGTGGATGCTGTGGACGCGGACGGCGTTTACCGGGAGGAGGAAGGGTGAAAATCACCCCGCCGCAAAAGGCAGAATAGCTGTATAATAGAGACGTGGAAGTGATGAGCCACGCGCAGAAAATCTTAGCAAAGCAAAATGTACCCGTTTGTCGTTTTATCAGTGGTTTTTGGTAAAGGCGGATTCATCACCCGCAGAGTCTTTGCTAAGAGCCAGAAACCACTGATAAGCCTGCAAGCGGGTTTTTTGTTTTAACGAGGAGCGCAAGCCATGAAATATACATATCGCAGTATGATGGATAAGAAAATTCATTACACCACCCGCATCTTTTCTGGATGGCAACGCGGCGGAATACTTAACGCCTGGGGAGCCATTTTCGCGAGCAAGGGCGGTGGGCACTGGATACCTGAATACCTGCTCACGAAAGAGACGCTGGCCGCCATTACGCCAAAACCTTACGACCCGGCAGCGCGGGAGGAGGCGGAATCATGAGCGCAATCCCCGGACGCATTGACTATGATACAGCCTGCGCAAGATGCGGGCAGCCCGTCGCAAAGAATAAGAGCGGCTACACCTGTTTCCAGTGTGGACATACGGTAACGGCGGTTATTCCGATGGAGCAAGCCAAGCACGTCGAAGAGAAGGCGGTACAAATGCCGCTGATAAAACCAGGAAGGGCAGAATGAGGACGCTATCCCCTGATATTTGGGACGATGAATGGTTTGGGCAACTTGACCCGATTGGAATGATAATCTGGGTTGGCCTGCTCACGCGGGTGGCAGATGACCAGGGCAGGCTTTTGGATAATCCGAACCTGATAAAGTCCCGCATCTTTCCTCTCGCCGAAAATCCCAGCGCCTACGATGTAAGCAATACCCTGGCCTTTTTCATGGCGGATGGTAAACTGATTTCGTATCAGGCGGACGGGAAACACTACTTGCAATTTGCGAATTGGTGGAAGTATCAGGCGTCGTCGCAGTGGATGGGCGCAAGCAAATATCCCGCTCCAGAAGGCTGGCAAGATTGCTACAACTATCACGGCAAGGGTAACGCGCTGGTTACGTCTCCGAACTGGAAAGATAGGGCGGGGGGATATTCCAAGATAGAAGACAAGATAGCACCCAAGATAGCCAGCGAGATTGTATACGATGTTAAAGATGATGTTAATGATAATGATAATAAAAAGAAGGGCGCTGCTGCTTTTCAATTCTCCCAGAACGCAAGCCACGCCGAAGCCGAGCGCGCCTTGCTTTCTGCGTCCGGGCTTCCTGCCCTGCCCGCCGGGGCTTTGTCTTTCCTGGATACGGTTTCTGGGTTGCTTACTCAGTATCCGCCAGACGCCGTAAAGGGTGCGCTATCAAAGGCCAAGATAAAATGGTGTCAGACAAAGCGCAAAGACGGCGGCGGTACTTACAGCGTTCTTAATTTCGCCTGGGTTGATTGGGCGATTGCGGACTTATCCGGGCAGGAAGTTGCCGCCCCGCAAAAGTCGGCTGTGATTTCCGAAAATCCCCCGCCCGCCCCCGATAAGAGCGTACCTATTCCGCCCGAACTCAAGGCAAAGATGGCTAATCTATTTCAAGGCAAACCGCTATGATGCCAGACGAACCGATTGCCTTTATTACGCCTCACAGCGCCGAAATCGAAGAAGCGCTTATTGGTACATTGCTTTATGCGCCGGAATGTTACCGGGAAGTTTCGCACCTTTCGGCCCCGTCATTTTATATCCATCGGAATCGCTTTGTCTGGCAGGCCATGACGCGCCTCGCAGAAAGACAGTCACCGGTTGACATACTGATACTCACTCAGGAACTAGCCGACATGGGCCGCCTGGAAGAAATCGGCGGGGCGGGGCGGTTAACTGAACTTATGAATAGCGGTTTGC